TACCTCAAACAAAAATGAATGATGGTACAATTCAAGTTGGAGCAATATCAAAACCTCCTTATTCAATTGAAGAGGTTAATAGAGCCTTAAACTACATCAATTCACAAAAGAATGATGTCAAGGAAAGAAGATGGACTTACGACTTTCATAACAAACACTTCGCAGAAAAGTTATCCTTAACTTGTGTTAGCTGCGAAGATAGAATGCTCGGAAGATTCCTGATAATGAAACAAACAATTGAACAATATGAATCCAGTAGGCAGACCGAAGAAAACCCTCAATGACCTTCCAAAGAATTGGAAGTTAATGTGTCAAGAGATGGGAAGAGAAGGTCATTTCGATGTTGATTTGAGAGTAGCTCTTGGAATCACAAAAGAAACTTTTTATTCTTTATATGAAAATGAACAAGAATTTTACGAAGCCGTTAATGAGTTCCGTGAATTATCACATAATTGGTGGAACTCAATCCCAAGAAAAGGTTTCAAAAATGGTGAATCAAAAAATCTAAATTCAAATCTTTATTCTCTGATAATGAGAAATAGATTTAAAGATGATTGGAATGCATCATCCAATGTGGACATAACAACAGGAGGTGATAAACTCGAATCAAATAAAAAGATTGAAATTGAAATCATCAAGAAAACATTGGATGGAGAATCAAATTTATAACGAAGATTGTTTAATAACAATGGGAAGGATGCCAGACAATTACATTCATTTGGTATTGACCTCACCACCTTATGATGCGATGAGACAATATGGTGGAAACAAAACTTATCATCAAAGATTAAATGAAAGAGGATTCTCATTCGATTTTGAATCTATAGCTCAAGAGTTGTGTAGAGTTCTCAAAGATGGTGGAGTTATCATGTGGAATGTAGCAGACCAAACAATTAAAGGGTCAAGGACGGGAAACTCAATGAGACAAGCATTATACTTTATGGAATTGGGCCTAAGTTTATGGGACCATCTCATTTGGTATAAGACAGGAACACCATTCCCATCTCCATATCGTTATAGAAATGTTTGGGAAAATATGTTTGTATTCAGCAAGGGTAAACCCAAAACATTCAATCCGATTCTTAAAAAGAACAAGACAGGTGGAGATACAAGAACTTCAAGGAGATATAGGAATCATAGTGGTATATTAGTTGAAAAAGAAAAAATAGTCAGAACGAAAGATTATGGAATCGATGATAATGTTTGGCACATTACCAATGCTTATTTCAAATCAAATGAATGGAAGGAAGCAGATAGTCATCCAGCTATTATGCCAGATGAGATTGTAAAAAGACATATTCAATCGTGGACTAATGAAGGAGATTTGGTTTATGACCCATTTTTAGGTTCAGCAACGACAACAAGAATAGCAAAGGAAATGAACAGAAGATGGATAGGTTCAGAAATTTATAAACCATATTTCGATGTTTCAAATGAAATAATGAATAAACCAGTTCAACAAGAATTATTCAATGGCAAAATCTAAATCGTCCGCTGATTCAAGAAAGATTCAATTCGGAAAAAGGAAAGGTGGAAAAGCAAAAAAACACAGAGGCCCAAAAGATAAACCAGTATCAAAATATCGTGGACAAGGAAGATGACACCAAGAAAATTTACAACAGCTGAATATCCAAACATTCAAGTCAAAGCTGCAACAATCAATAGACAACAATTAAAGTCAGTCTATTTCACAATCAAAGCTTATTATGAAACTGAGGAAGATTCAGCAGATACTATATTTTTCTTTCACTTACTCAACATCAGGAGAACAATATCCAAAGCAGTTAAGGGAACAGTCTTCAAGGATAAGTTTCTATTCATGCATGATTTAGCTGACACATTTGAAGCTAGAAAAAATGCATTCGTGAATATGGAATTTACATTATTCACCAATGACTTATATGATGTAAACATTTTGGAAAAAGAGATTAACAAAGTTATAGACAAGGTATATCAGGAAAATTATATCAACCCAAGAAAAATGAAGGTTAAAAAGTTCTACAAAGAGAGGTATGAAAATACAGACAACTAAAACCTTCGAAGACTTATTGAATCCCAATTATAGAAACTATGTTTTTCAGGGTTCTTCTCGTGCAGGAAAAACTTATAACATAATTCTATGGTTGGTTATCAATATCCTTAATCAAGATAACAAAGTATATTCAATAGTTAGAAAAACATTGCCAGCACTTAAAGGTTCAGTTCTTAGAGACCTCAAAGAGATTTTAATCAAACTGGATTTGTATCATTCTGATAAATGGCATTCTGTGGATGGATACGTTGAGATTGGAACAAACATAATTGAATGGTTTGGATTGGACACAGAAGAAAAGGTAAGGGGTAGAAAACGAGATATCTGTTTCATAAACGAAGCCACAGAAATAACTTATGATGAGTATATTCAATTATCTCTTAGAACTAGTGAGAGAATGATATTGGATTTTAACCCATCTCTTTGGCAGTCTTGGTTATACGATATGGAAAAACAAGATGATACTTTTTATTCCATTGTAACTTATCAAGATAATCCTTTCCTACCCCAAGCTCAAGTTGAAGAACTGGAAAAACTAAAAGTCAGAGACCAAAACTTATGGAGAGTATTCGGTCTTGGTCTCAAAGGCATTCCCACGAGAGTTGTATTTAACCATCAACAATCATATTCTGAACTACCACCATCAGCAAAAAAGCTTGGTTATGGAGTTGACTTTGGCTACAATGACCCTACGGTCTTATTAGAGGTCAATAGAGACGGTGAAAACATTTATGTGAGGGAATTGCTGTATTTGAAAAACACGACAGTAAATGACCTTATTTACAAGATAAAAGACTTGGGTATAAATTTGAGAGATGATTTTATTTGTGACTCTGCTGCACCACAAGCAATAGCTGAGTTATCAAGAGCGGGGATAAATGCAAAACCAGTACAGAAAGATACAATCCTATCAGGGATAGACCAAATAAAAAGAAAGGGATTATTTGTTCATCAGGATTCAAAAAACATTTGGGAAGAGTTAAACTCTTATGTTTGGAAACAAGACAAGAATGGAAATAACCTTGATGAACCTGAAGATAAAAACAATCACACACTCGATGCTCTCAGATATGTGATGACAATGAAAGTAATGAGAAATACGGGAGTGTATGTTTTATAAAAATGATATTTATTAATAGAGTATGATACGTGGAAAAATCAAACACAAAGGAAAAGAATACGAAATTAAAGAACCAACCGTAACCAATTGGGCTGAAGTGATGAGGCTCAGGGAGATATTGGACGAAGAAGATATCTATGTTAAGATGGTTGAAGTTCTCACTGGTTTGAGTAGAGAGGATATTCTTCAATCTGATGCGGAAACAATAACAAAAATTGGGGAAGAAATATTCAAGATTTTTGACAGAGAAACAAAACAACTATTTCCAAGAGTGGAATATAAAGGACAGGTTTATACTTTAGTGGATATCAACAATCTATCCTTTGGTCAATATGCTGATATTGATACGTTTTTAAGAAAAGATGAATCTTATAGGATATCAAATCTTAATGAACTTGCAGCCTATCTATATGTTGAGGAAGGAGTTCGTTATGGACAATCTGATATCAAAAAGAGAATCGAAATAATGAAGGACTTCCCACTTAAATATGTGGAGAGCTCGATTTTTTTTTTGTTGAGTTTAACAAGAGCATCACAAGAACTTATCCGTCTCTCTTCCCGCAACAAGGTCATGTGGATGGCCCTGAAGGTGAGAATAACTTTAATGCTCATTGGGGATGGTATCAAGCAATTGCTACCTTGGCAGAAGACAAGATTTGGCAGATTGATAACATTACCAATCTACCCCTTGTTAGCTGTCTTAATCACCTTTCGTATCTTATTGACAAAAATCAGGAAAGGGAAAGACTAAATAAAATTCTATACAAATAGATGGCTGTAATTTCATTTTTGGTATCATCAGGGGCAACAGCAAATGACGCTTGTGGTATCGGCCCATATTTCAATGTCTATGCTGATGTTACAGCGGGACAATGTACACCATGTCTTCCCTTGACTTGTTGGCCTTGTCTCACAACATCTCAACAATTATTTCTTGATTCAGGTTTAACAACAATAGTTCCCGATGGATATTACATGAATGAAATGTCCAATAACAACTATGCAACTTGGTATGTTATTGGTGGATATCCACAACCAGCAGGATTTACCAGTTGTTCAATTTCTCCAACAGTTACTCCAACAATATCTAACACTCCTACGATAACTCCCACAATTACAAATACTCCAACATCTACTTTAAATAATACACCGACACCTACCCCAACTATTACACCAACAATATCATTAACTCCTTCTATTACACCAACAATATCATTAACTCCTTCTATTACGCCAACAATATCATTAACACCATCCAATACCCCATTCCCTCAACAAGAAGTAAACTTCAAAACATTTGCAGATAGTTTCCAATTATTATCTGAAGCACACAAGCAGTTAAACTCATTTGGATTGGGTGATGTAGATACTTTATCTTATTGGACAACTCTCAGAGACAAACAAGACAATACAGAATTTCAACCACCAATTTATCCATTATTATACGTTGTTCCGAGTAAGGTTACAAATGATTTGCAGTATAAGACATGGGAATTCAATTCCATCGTAATGGATATTGTAGAGAGAGATTTGGATAATCAAGTCGATACAGTATCTGATACACTACAGATTTTAAACGATGTTGTGTCTCAATTTAGATACGCAAACACAGCCACATTTGGAGATTACTATAATAAGTTTTGGTTAGATGATTCTGTTATCTGCACACCATTCTTGGAAAAATATCATGACTTAACAAATGGATGGAATGGACTATTAAGAGTTAAGACAATAACCCCACTCGATAGATGTGCTGCAGCTTATACAACATTCACTGGTACACCAGTATTCCATTTGGATGGAATCAATTTCAAAACATTCCATGATGATTTTAGATTATTAGCAGACCATCACAAACAGATTAATTCATTTGGATTCGGAGCTTTAGAAGATTTATCATTTTGGACTGAATCAAGAGACAAGCAACAAAACACAGAATATAACTCACCAATATTCCCGTTGATGTATGTTGTACCAGCAAATGTATTTCAGAATTTGTCTCACATGGTCTATGAATTCAATGTCATTATTCTTGACATAATTCAAAGAGACCTATCCAATCAGGTAGATGTATTATCAGACACAAATCAAATTCTTGATGATGTGATTTCTCAGTTTAGATTATCTGTAACAAATGCTCTTGGAAATTTCAACAAGGAATATTATCTACAAACACCAGTAGAATGTTTCCCATTCATGGAAAAATATACTGATTTATGTGGGGGATGGAATGGTGTATTGAGAATTGAAGTTAACGCTCCTCTTGATAGATGTGCTGCAGCTTTCAATTCATTCTTAACTCCAACACCAACAAACACTCCTACCAATACACCATCACCAACAATATCTGTTACACCAACTATGACGCCAACGATTACTTCAACAGAAACACCTATTGTTACACCTACACAAACAACAACTGTCAGTCCAACTCAAACACAAACTCCTACTAATACGCCTACTATTACTTCAACAGAAACACCTACTGTTACACCTACACAAACACCTACAATAACTCCAACAATCACTCCGTCAATAACTCCAAGTCAAACTTGTCCAATAACAACACAATATTTGGAAGTTCAATTATTTGAAAGCACCAAGTTCAAACTGATTCTATGGAATCAGCCTGATTATACATCACCTGCTGTTGCATTATGTGATTATGTTATTTCAGGTTGTGCTTATGGTTCACTCGGAACAATTTATTGTGGAACTGAAACAATATTAGAAGGACAACACCAACATCAATTTAATTTAGCACCAGTATTATTACCTGGTGAAATAGTTGTAACATTCGATGTACTGAGTTACACAGCAACCACTTGTCCTTGTCCTGTTAATTTGGTATTACCAATTGCTCCAACACCAACACCGACTCCTACTCCGACACACACTCCTACGAGCACAGTTACACCAACATTAACACAAACACCAACAACTACACAAACACCAACAACTACACAAACACCAACTATTACTGCAACTCAAACACAAACACCAACTCCTTCAATTACCCCAACAATAACTCCAACTGTTACAATAACTCCTACCATAAGTTTGACGCCAAGTACCACTCCTACATTGACACCAACACCAACTGCTTGTTATAGTGGATGTTGTTTCCAAAGTGACGCCACATCTGTTTCCAATTTCCCAATATCTCTTGAGTTCTTTAATGATGGTTCATTGTATGTTGGATGTCAAAATGGAACAGGAACATATCTCGGAACGGGAACAACATATAATAACAGGATTGATAAGTGTGGTGGTTTAACAAATTTCACAGCTTATACAACAACTTGTACTCAGACAACAACAAATGGTGTATTCTCTACAATTATGGATTATCGCTCAGGTGGTAAGTATGTTGCAACAAGAGATAGAGGTAGAGTTATTTTCGGTATAGCTTCTGATTATTCAATTGATACAACATTCAATCAAAGTAGATGGTATACTGCGGGAAGCAATTTCAGAAGAGGTGCTTATGGATTATATGTTAACAGTTCAGACCAAGTTTATGTAATGGGACTATTCGATGGTTGGGAAATGTGTAGCGGAGGAACTCCATTCACAGGAAGTACAAACATTGTTAGATTAAACTCAAATGGAGATATTGATAGAACATATAGTGGAATAAATCTTGGATTCACTTCAACAACCACTGTATATGAAAATAGCATGACATCGAACAATGACCCGAATGGTAAATGTTTGATTTTGAGAGCAACAGGATTCACTGGTAATACAACATACAGAAACGTTTTCAGATTTAATGAGAACGGAACTCCTGATGACACATTCAGTTCAGCAATATGGAGTGGATATTCTACTGACTTGTTATATTGTTCTTATGCATTATCGAATGGAAAATATTTGGTAGGTGGTGCTTTCACTAATGTTGGTGGAAATGCGAATCAGGATTTCTTGGTAAGATTGAATAGTGACGGTTCATTGGATACATCATTCGTATATGGTGGAACACAAACAGTTTGGGATATTGATGTTGATGTTTATGGAAACATCTATGTCATTGAAGTTGATAGAGTAAGAAAACTTAATAGCAATGGAACTTTACTAGCAACAAGAACATTATCAGCTCAATTAGCTTCAATTATATGTAATGATTGTGAGGTATTTGTTGGTGGTACATTCTCAGCGACGATTGGTGGGGTTACATATAACTACTTAATCAAACTCAATCCAGATTTGACCCCTAATATGTGTGTTTATCCAACACCAACTCCAACTAGAACTCCAACACAAACACCAACTCCAACTAGAACTCCAACACAAACACCAACTCCAACAATAACACCATCAGTATCGCCTTAATAAAAATTTAAAAAATCAATATATGTCTACTCTTTCAGGACAAACCATACAATCGACCTATCAAGGTTTATTGAAATTATCAAATTCTACAACAGGTATAACAAGTTCTCTACAATCAATTGAAGATGGATTGGGTGGAAATACAGGAATCAGAATTGCAACTGACCAAATTGAATCACCAAATATCCAATCATTTATTCCACTTATGGGAAGATATTATGGGCCTGGTTATAACTCGACAAATACAATAGCTTGGCCAACAGGTTCACAAGGAGAAATATATGCAATTCCATTTATTGACAAAGGTGATTATGAATATTCTGCCATGACTGTCAATATGTTGACAGCTACAACAGTTTCAGATACAATCGATGCTGCATTTTATACATCACAAATTATTAATCCCAACGGGTTATATCCACATGCTGTTGTATTGTCGGGTTTTTCAATTACTACAACAGGTTCAACTGGAACAAAAACTATAACATTTCCATCAAATCTTTCCTTCTCTGGTTATGGTGGAGGAGTTTATTGGTTAGTTTTCAAATTCACGAGTGCTAATAATCCTAACGTTAGATACGGTACTACTGGTGTTGTATTAACAGCGGCTCAAACAGTACCCATTTATGGTTTATTTCAATCTAGTCCAACAACAGATAGAAGTTTCAAATTAAATTCAAATAGCGCAGCTGGAGTTCAATATTTCAGTGGACAAACCACATTCGATAATCCGTTTGCTAATAACTTGGATACTCTACAAAGTTCATCATTGAGTTTTCCATTGAGTATTGGATTCTTATTACACACAGTAGGAGCATAATATGTACCAATTAACAGAAGAAGCACTCGGGATATTAGTATCAATATTCGTTCAGAGAATAAGAGACCGAATAGCGTCAAACTTATACCCCTATGGAAATCCTGATGTTAAAGGTGTAGGAAATAAGATTGCATCAGGTTCACTCTATAATTCAATTCAAGGTTCAGTAGAAATTGGGCCTGATGGAGAACCTGTTGCTCTAATCTCATATAACGACTATCTCAATTATGTTAATAGAGGTAGACCGCCATTTGTTAAGAGAGTCCCATTGAATGCATTGATTGAATGGATAAAGTTAAGAGGACTTACACAAACAATTGAACAACAAAGAAAAGGTATCGCTTACGCAATCAATCAAGCGAGAGCGAGAAGAGATAAACATAAAATTCCTGTAGATGTTTTGGAAGAATGGATTAAGAAGAAGGGATTACAAATGAGTCCCGAGAAGTCCACAATGAGTTTAGCATTTGCTGTCCAAAAAAACATATTTAAATATGGGGTGAGACCAGCAAACATTTATGATGCAGGTCTTGATGATTTGGAAGCTTATTTTCAAGATTTCCCCAATAACTTACCACCTGACCTTAAAGTCTTTGGTGATAAAATGTTTGAGGCTGTAGCACAGGATATCAATAATTTCTTGGTTAAAACGATAACAAAAGAAATACAAACGATTAAACAAACAACATGAGTTTAGACTTATTTATAAGACAATCTCCTTTAGCGATGACACCAGCTCATGCAGACCATACTTGGAATGTTGTCGTTAATGATTGGTCAGGCTATACAGATTTCAGATTGGTAGTTGATGTCTACAAAAACCCATACAGAAATGATTCAGGTTCAACACAAGATTATGGAAGGGTTGCTAGATTACTGGTGCCTTCAAACGAATATGGAAACTGTATATTCAGTGTAGAAACAATCATAACAAATTTGGTAGATAAAAACCCAAGAAACTTGGGACAAGTTAATGGACTTAATTTTAGTTCATATACAATGAACCCATATCTTGTTAGGGTTGCAGATTCCAATACCACTTCTGTGGAATTGAATACATCACAAGCAACAGTGGTGAATGACAGAACCACAACCATATCGTTTTCTAATGGATTTAACGGGGGTTATGAAGGTTTTGAGAACATATATCAGATTAATGAATATCGTCTAATTTTCGGGGTGCAATACACGTCTGGTGGAACTACAACAACTATTATCCCAACAGACTTCTCAGCATATACATCTTATACAGGTGGAACAATATCTCCATATAGTGCATCAACACAACCTTATGGAGTTATGATTTGGCCAGCGGTTCAGAACAACAAGAAAATGTCTCAGAAGTATTACTACTCAGGTAATAACTTAAATGGTCAATATAACTACCTTGATACAGCTGTCTATAATTGGCAGATGGGAACAGGAAATACTGGTCAGTTCATGAGCACCTTCGGGGAAGCAACCATACCTATGACCATTCTCGGTTCAAACATTTATCAGACAAGATGGAGAACACATTACTACAAATGTCCAATTATTGTCGGATTTATGTATGGTGGAAATCCTTTATACAACAATACCAATGATGTACAAGCGATTATGTATCTTCAAAAGACTCAAGGAAATGGACAATACAATTATGATGCAATTCAATCCAATTCAATAGGATTTTCATCGAGAGCAAACCTACAAACTGTAGCTCCCTATTCATACATGCAACAAAGGATTGCTTATGGTATATTCAAACCAAATCCACAAGTAAGAACAAACTCAGATGTTGCAATCTATCTAACAAATGACCCATTGGGTTATGACTATGATGTTTATGGAACTTCAGAAATTGTTCAATACAAAATGGTTGGAGAAGAATGTTTCAACAATCCAATCTCATTCCTATTTATGAACAGAAATGGAATATGGGATACTTACACATTCACAAAGAAATCAGTTAAGACCTATGGAATGAATAAGAAGACTTATTCACAACAAAAAACATTAAATACGCCTTGGTGGAATAGACAATCTTATGATTCGAGTGAGACAGTGTTTTGGGGTTATGCTGATGAAATAATGACCGTTGATTCAGGATTCGTATTACAAAATGATGGAGTTATCATTGAAGAATTATTAATGTCTCCTTATGTTTATATGATTGAAGACAACTGGCTTCCATCATCAAATCAAGATTATATCTATCCATACTTGGTACCAGTTCTCATCGAGAATAAAGATGTCAAAGTATTCGAACAGAAGTATGAAAGAATATTTCAATACACAATGGAGATGAGATTGACACCATATAGACAATACGAATTACCAATCTAATGGCATTACAGATAAGGACAACCGTACAAGGTGAAAACAAATTTTTGGATATCTATCAGGACGAACCTGTCCTTTTGAATCTATCATTTGCTGAACTTCAAGACATTACAAAAAAGAATTCAGCGTTCTCAAAACCTTTCGCTCTACCAGGTTCAAAAAAGAATAATGATATATTCAATTACTTTTATAATCTAAATTCCATCCCCACCAATTTCAATCCCAATGATAAATTCGAAGCAGCTATCTTGTGGGATGGATATGAATTATTTCAAGGTAATATAAGACTTGATGGTGTTACGATAGCTGATGGTGGAGAGATTATCTATAATGTAACTTTCTATAATCAAGTTGGGGACTTGATGGCAAACATAGGTGATAAGTTTTTATACAACACAGACTTAGCATCCCTTTCCCACCCGTATCAGAAAGAAGTTGTTCTAAAATCAATTTATGACCCAACTCTTTTTCCTTTAACAGGAACAACAAATTATTCTTATGAGAATGGACAAACATTTTGGGGATTATATAACATAGGTTATGAATATATTTCAGGTACAACTGTTAACCAAGATGTATCTCCTTTCATTCAATTCTCACCAGTCCTTTCAGCAGCAACAGGCCCAATAGCATTTCCTGTTAGTGAAAATTTTGATTTCAGTGGAACACCAGTTCATGACTATTATTTCAAACCAACAATACAAATCAAAGCTTTATATGAATCAATTGTCAGTGATGCTGGTTATGAAATAAGTTCAAACTTTTTTGACACGGATTATTTCAAACATTTCTACATGCCACTCAAGTTTTTGGATGAGACAATATATGCGAAAAATGCAATATTGGCTTGTTACAAATATGGGGGACAATCATTCCCGTTGGATATCTACACACCAGTATTTACCAACCCATCCTCAGGAGTAACTTGTAATTCTTTAAACTTTTCAGCCAATACAACAACTTTACAAATCCCATCACAATATGCTGGTGATTATACATTTAGATTCACATTTACAGTTCTCAATCAAGGATGTGCTTATCCATTTATACCATTTGTGAATATGGTATTCAGGGATGGTTTCACAGATACAAGTTTATATTTTCAATACTTCTGTGACCAACCAGCTCAACAGGTTTCTTTCACACAACAATTCATATTGACTGGTACTTCAAATATGCAGTTCATATTCTCAGGAGATATGACTTCAATTTCGGGATTCACAGCAGAGATTGTTCAAGCACCGAGATTTATCCCATCAGGAACGACAATAGATTATGCTCAGGAATTTCCAACAAATGATTATACACAAATAGACTTTATTACATCGGTCAACAGATATTTCAATCTCTTGGTGGTTCCAAATCCCGATAAACCAAAACAGTTGTTAATTGAACCATTAATTGATTATGTGGGGAAAGGAAGAGTATTAGATTGGACTTGGAAAATTGATTATAATCAACCACAATCTGTTTATCCAACTTCAGCATTAATCAATGGAACATTATTTTATGATTTAAAATTAGACCAAGATTATACCAATCAGGATTTTAAATCACAAGCCAATAGAACATTTGGAACAGATAAATTCAAACTGAACTTACCTTATAAGGATGCGGAAACCAAGTTTGATTATATGTTCTCATCACCAATAGACATAACAATCGATAATGCATTCGTTCCATTATTGACGGTTCCATCGATGTCAAAGGTTAAGACGGTTGAACAACAAGGAACATCTTCACAAACATTTGTTCCATTCAAACTTTTACCGAGAATTATATTTAGAGGCCCGACATTACCTCAGGACAATTGGGGATTTGTTGGTGGAGTTCAGACGGTCAGTGGTAATCCGAATTGTACCAGTGGTGTGACAATTAATGTAACAGATACAGGATGGATTAAATATAACGATTGTTTTGGTGTAACGAGTTATCAATTCTATAATACAACTGGTAGCAAAACCATTTCAGGTTGTATAAATCCCAATACGGTAGCTGTTGGTGTTCCTTATGCAGATTTAGCGAATTTCACTTTGACATCAACAGGAACAACTTGTGGGACTGTAGTTCAGCCAGCAGTATATCAATCTTGGTATATTGACCAATATGAAGCTGAGGTTTTCACTAACTTAAACCGTTTTACAACCTATCCATTCAACTATCTTGATTTTTCTCATTATTGTAATTTCAGAGGGGAAGATAAAACAAATGTAACACCCTCAGAATTCACATTCGTTGCTGAAGATTTGTATGACATATATTACAAACCATATATTGATGATTTGACAAGTGAAGAAAGTAAGATACTTAAAGCAAAAATTTATTTATATCCAAATGATATTCAATCACTTAGATGGGATGAGAAAATATTAATTGGAAATACTTATTTTAG